CGGATAAGAGTATGTATCGACATTCGTAACAGATGTGTCTTTGCTTAATCCCGAATCTTTTCGCCTTACTCTAGTAATAATTTTGTATGTTGTTCCTGCCGTTAAACCGCTAACGGTATATGATCCGCTTTTGGCATTAACCACCGTAGAAGCTGACCATGAAGAACCGTTGTTAGTTGAATACCATACTCTGTCGCATATCGCATCGGCTGACCAATTCATCGTTATTGATGTTTCGGTTTTTGAGGCAACACTCTGAGATGGATTTGCGTATCTAGGGATAGATGGGAGAGCAAACGAACCGCTACCGGATCTATCGCCATAATCGTAGAACCATCCGCTTACCGATATGCTGAATGTTTTTGTACCATCGGAATTATGCGGAATATTAAGTGAACCGCTTGCAATCGTCTTAGTCGTTGAGCTGACATTTGAATATGTTTCTGCTCCTTTGACCAATACACCATTGATATAGGCTGAATAGATTTTAATAGCATTGCTGTACCAATAGTTTCCTGCAACGATCTTGACCGTGTAGTTGATTGTCGTGTAATTTCCCGTTATGCTCTGACCGCCTGATGGTATTGACCATTCAACCAAAAAGTATGAAGCACCGCCTGAACCGGCTGTGCCTGATCTTACACTTCCACTTGTAGCCATCAATTACCTCCTGACAACGATGAAACCAACCCAATGCCATCGTTAACCATAGTATTGCCGTTATATATTGTAATAGGAATAAATCTCATTTTATTGCATAATGTGATCTCTTCTTCAACAACGGATTTCCTCATATGAAATTCATCCGATGCTACCCAATATATTTTGGTATTATTTCTGTCGTATCCTGCAAAACCTACCTCATTATTCATGAGAACATATGACCCATCTAACCCATACATTTTTAAGCCATCCTTATTCATCAAGCCAATTAAATTGTTAGCCTCATCATATAATTCAAGGATTCCTGATACATTAGATTCACTTCCTAATTTCAATGTACCGCCTTTTATTAAATTAGCTGTAAGATTGATAACATTGATCTGTTGCATGTCTAATGTACCGTCTATAGTCCATGCTGAGTTAAATGTTCCATTTATGCCATTCTGTGAAAAACCGATTCCTCCGGCATTGATCCTCATAACATTATGAGCTGTTTCCTTTGGCAACGAATCAACAACCAATATCTGATTGCCATCGTAGATAACATATGAATTGCCTAAAACGGACATGATCTTATCTGTCGCTATAGCCAATTCCTCGCCCAATTCTACCCTGACGGTTTGCGTTTCCTCGGAAACCGTATTGCTAATTTGTGTCGATATCCCTGACATCAAGCCTGATAAGGATTTTCTGAAATTACCAAATTCGACATTGGTATACTTCTTTAGAATAGGATCATACTCATAGGAAATAACATTGGTTAATATGCTAATGCCTAACCTTTTATCATTCACCATGACGGTATCACCAATATTGGTTATCTTTTCCAAATTGGCTTTCAGAGAATAGTTTACTTTTGGCACTTTGTTTTCGTTCAAGTAGAGTGTAGCCTGAGTCCTGAGATCCGTAATCAAAGCCTCATTGTAATCCTCTTCCGATTCATAGTTTTCTTTATCAAGATCCTGATTAAACGAAACCGTTTTGGTATAAGGTATTTCATACTGAATATCACTCGTTAAATACACCTCAGGCAACATCAATCCATCTCTTCCGACGGGCAATAGTTTTGTCACGACTTTTGACCAATCTTCCGAACAAGTTATGTCTTTTAAATTCTTTGCGTATTCAACGGTAACACCATTGTCCGTGCCGATTTCATTTCTGATAGAGATGGTGAAGCCATCCCATACAAGATGACCTCCCCACCTCTCTATAACGGTCATTATCGCCTCATACAGCGATTTTCTTACGCATCTAAAGGAATTGACCGAATTTACATTTGATATCGTTGTAAACGGTGATTGAGGCTCTGTTGCCATGTTTAAGTGATCCAATGCATCGTTGCATGTCTTTTCATAAACATAAGAATCCTCGATTAAATAGTTCTTTGAATCGTAAAAGACATGATCAGCTCTGAAAGAGATTTTGTTTTTGGTTTTGGTTACATTCCCTATCCGGAAAGGCTGTTCTCCTTGTGGTGTAGGCGATACAATGATGTTATCCTGAATGAGATAATCAACATATTCCAATCCTGCTTCTATCTCTAAATAGAATTCAGTATTATCTGCTTTTTTAATTTTAGCTTTGACCGGATTAATCGTTAGATCCCCGTTTGACAGAAAGCTTTTATCTGTCTTACCAAAAACTTTGATCATTTCATCACCTCAGATTTATTCGGTAATCGGTTCTTCAGGATTTTCTATTGGTGTAAATTCGCCATTGTAATATGATCCCAAAATATTGCCGTCGATATCAACAACATGCCATCCATCGATCTTGCCAACTCTTAATGCGGTTTCGCTTCTTCCCCCGTCATATCTCAGGAGATCAAGCACTCCATCCCCGTCATAGTCATATCTGACGGTTTCACCTTTCTTTGTTACATATCCTGCTACCCAAACGGCATAATCTTCTTCTTTACCCTTGTTTTCAAGAGCAACTACTCTATGCTCCAAATCTACTACCTTTTCATAAAGATCTATCTGTGCGGAATTCTTTGCTCCGTCTGTCGCTAACTGAAGAAGTTCGTCTCTGTCCGCTTCGGTGAGCTTGCCCTCGATATACATCTTATCGAGTTTGACCGTCAGTTCATCAAGGTTATAGTTTCCGCTTTTGATAAGTGTTAAAAAGATTTCTTTATACATTGTGTTCCTCCTTACATATTAGCGATGAGATTCAAAAGTTCATTATATGCGAGTGTTGTATCCGCTCTGTATTCCACTTCTACCGTTCCGCTTTCACTCCATACGTTATTTGCTCCAAGAAGCGACTTGACTTCGGTGGGAGTGAGTTGGATTTCGGTTGGTGTTGCAAGTTCATAGACTAATTGAACACCGTTCATTGCGGTCTTGAATGCTGAAGCGGAAGTATAATCGTAGTCCGTAACATTTACGCCTCTTGTTGATGCGTAGAATATCTGTACCGTCTTGTCCGCTCTGTTCTGCCACGATGTAGTTTTATAATTTGAACAGTATGTGTTGCCTCCGATTGCCGTTCCGTACAGTATTGGCGTAGGTGTAAGCGGAGCGAAGAAGTATTTCTGTCCGCTATTGTATCCCCATGTAAGACTTCCCATATCCACCATCGCATGAGTAAGGCTTAACTTCCCACTCACTACATCCAATACTCCACCATATACGGTCTGCCCTAAATTGGTGGTGATGGTCTGCGGTGAGATGAGTATCGGGTATTTGACACGGCTTGTGTTTCCCAAGACGATGCAAGGCATGATATGATGGTTGAAAGTTCCACCGCTATAGAAGTATATATACGCTGAACCATAATTAGGGTTTGACGCTTCGGTGGTGATTTCAACTGTACCCGTAGTCGCTACTATGTCCGAGGATGACCCGGTTCGTCTTATATTCAAATCGAATTTACTTGTGCTTGTAGGCATATCACCATCTAAATACATATAACATTTGCCTACGGGGAGTTTCCACGGCTTATTTGCATTTGCAAAAGAAAGCGAGCCATTTGACGTAGCCGTGCCATGCATATATATGTCCGTGATATATCCGTTTTCTTTGGTTATGTCGAAGGTGACACCGTTCACTGTAGTGCTTTGAACATCATGTGTATTAGGAAACAAATTGACCCCCATCTTATTGGTATCTACCGCATCCCATCCGCTTATAGGTCTCACATTACTCGGTGAAGGGTCTCCGCTTCCGCTCTGTTTCGGTACGATGTTGACCTTTAAGGATTTAATCGGTAAGTTATCCCCACCATCTGTGAACGATGCGGTTGAGCCACTTGCGGATTTTACGATTGCATCTGCTTTGGTGTCATCGCTGATAGTTAAGTTGACTACACCGCTTGCATCTTTATCTTGGGTAACTCCGTTTACTTTGATGTCGGAGACTTTCAGATTTATCGCACCCCACATGTCGCTTACTTCCATTAGCACATCATTGGCTAATTTTGCTTTGGTGATTGAACCGTCCTGCACCGTCGTCGTAGCTTCGGGATGATCATTGAGCCATTCATTTACGGCTGTCTCCACCTGAGCATCTGTCGGAACACCTGAGTCTCCTTTTTCGCCTTTTACCATGACAATTTTAACTGTGCCGATTGTATTAGCTCCTTTTACAAGGACTCGATCAAATTCAATATTTGTCATTCTTAAACCTCCCTTGTAACATCGTTCTGTATCATCAGGACACCTCTAAGCAAGGTAAATATATCCGAATTTACACCTATCTGAAGATCATAGTAATAATTTCCTGCTTCAACATCGGCTGTGTCCTCAGGAGCTACCCTTACCCGATAAACACCATCAGAAACCTTACTGACACCGTTGCCTATACTTTTCTGAAAGATGTTTTCACCCTGAAATGATTTTTTACAAGTGAAATAGCAAGAGGCAAGATCCTGACCTAAACCCTCGATTTCCATTCCAAAGGCTAGTGTATCGCCTCTGACCATCTGTATATTTGTATCTACCATCTTTTCCTCCTAGATCCACCTTGAGTAATCTGTAATTTCTATTCTTGTAACATTGCCAACCCATGATATGACATTGTTGCCAATACTCAGGTTTAAGTTTTCGTAATCGCCTGATACAAGACGGTTCTTAAGCACTCCGTCTTTGTATGCATTCATCTGAGCCGAATCAATTGCGATATATTCTTCATTCCCTAAGTTAATAACAAAAATCTCAGCACCGTTAATGCTGAGATTTATTGTTCCACTACCATGAATTGTAAATACCGGCTTTGAAATCGTGTTTCCGTCGTTCATAATAGATATCTGATTCAGGTTCGTAGTGTTGAAATCTAAATAGTTATCTACGGCTGAATATTTGAACGGCTGAACATGAAATTTAACTTTTGCTTTTTTAAATCTCAGTAATCTTTCAAACTCGATTTCATCAAGAATCTCATACTTATAATATTTATCCGGCTCGTTAGAGAATATAACTTCTCCCTCAGAGTTAAAGAAGTATATCACCTGATCAACATCGTAATCACCATGTAATCCGATAATAGCTTCTTTATCATAAGCAGAATAGCCTAATTTGGTAACGATATCGCCATCCCTACCGTCAACCTCTTCAACTACCGTCCTTATCTTAGGCTTGACTATGGGAGGCAATTCCTGAATCAATAAGCCTTTTACCAATAAGCTTGATATTCCATTTAATGTTATAGTATTCATATCGTCTCCTTAGTCGTAAATAAGATTCGTTACAGTACGATCAACAAATCTTCCTGCAACTTCATCATCAAGAACGATTTTCATCTCTGCCAATGCTTGTTTGAATTGTTCAACCATACTAGGCTGAGAATCGGATGATGATCTGTTAACAGATGCCTCAACATCAAAGCTTGTTGGTATCGCATCAGCCATTTCCTGAGAAACTGATTTCATTTCATCGCTGAAACCTACACCGATGCCTTGTGCGAGGAACACACCGACTTCATCTTCCATTAACTTGGACGGTGAAGCTATGCCGAATAAACTCTTGATGAATGAAACGACATTTCCGACCCAACCTGATATTTTGCTCTTGATCCAATACAAGCTACCTGATATTCCCTGCCAAATACCGCTAACGATGTTATATCCTATTGAAATTACCTGAGACGGTAATGAGGCGATTGCATTGATTATCGTCGTAGCTATCTCTTTAGCCTTGACCGCCAAATTGCCGATCATCTTTCCTAATCCTGCGATCAAAGATGCCATGATCTGAACACCGCCCTGAATTATCTGAGGCAAGTTATTAATCAGAGTATTTACTATCGTTAAAATGATTTTAGGAACAAAAGCGATTAACTTAGGTATCGTATCGGATAACCCTTGTATTAATGCAACTAAAATCTTGACAGCCGTATCAATAATCTTAGGCATGTTAGCTATTAATACCGTTACGATTGTCTCTATGATTTTCGGTACATAATCGATCAATTGAGGAATAGCATTAACTAATCCCTCGATAATGGCTAAGAGGATCTCTAATCCTGCATTGATGATATCGGGCAACCCTGCCATCAATGTATCAACTGTCGCCATTATAACCTCAGGCAACATGGCTATTAACTGAGGAATTGCATCCTTGATTCCATCAACCAATGCCAACAATATCTGAACACCCGTTGCAACTATGGACGGCACTCCATTAATGAATGTCTGTACTATCTGAAGCAAAAGATTAGTGATCACCGGCAAAATCTGCGGAATTGTTTCCATAATAGATCCTGCTATCTTGCCAAATGCCTCTGTTATTAAAGGCAAATTAGTTTCAATAACCGGAACAATAGCATTCATCAGCTCAGGCAACAAAGTTTCCATAGCCGTGCCTATGCCCTGAATGACCGTCGCTATTCTTGGAACAACTGTACCGATAATACCGCCCTTGCCATCTTCGGTGATTAATGTACCCATAAAATCTTCAACGAGTTTTTCAAAATTAGCATTTTCATCAGCCATGCCACCAACTAAGTTTTCCCATGCCGATTTCATTGAACCCGTTGCACCTTGAATCGTTCCGGAGGCTTCTTTTGCCGTTGTACCCATGATGCCCATGTTTCTTTGGATAACCTGAATAGCCTTGACCTGATTAGCAAAGCTCATATCTGTACCATCAACGGTAATGCCTAATTCCTTTTGGATATCCGTCATCTGCGATGCATCTTTTATCAATCTCTGCATTTCAGTTTTTGTGCCACCATAACCTAATTTCAAATTATCGAGCATGGTGTAGTTTTGCTTTGCGAATCCCTGAAAAGCATTCTGAATCGATGCCATGTCCGTACCATAGGTATTGGCATTATCTGCCATTGACCTGATAGCCATATCCGCTAATTCAGAGGCTTGCTTTGTATCGCCACCTAAAGATTGAATCAATGATGCGGAAAATCCCGTTACAGTTTCCATGTACTCATTGGCATTCATTCCTGCTGTTCTGAATGCTTCTCTAGAGTTTGCGATTACATCCTGAGCAACATCCTCACCGAATATCTTCTTAACACCGCCCTCTAGCTGTTCAAAATTAGCATAGAAATCAAGTGATTGCTTGCCAACGCCAACCATTGCCTTGCCTAGCTCGGCAAGACCTTTGATGGCGGTTTTGATACCTGAAGCAACAAGATCTGCCATAACTCCCTTAAAAACGGTAAATCCCTCACCGCTTTTCTCAGCCATTTCTCCTGCTTCTTTCGTTTCATTGCCTAATTTATCAATTTCTTTTGCGGTTTTGTTACAAGCTGTTTCTGCTTCGTTGATCTCGATTCTCATTTTGCTCATGGATTTTTCGTTCTGATCCTGAGCCTTAGTTGATTTCTCGACTTCCTGAGCTAATTCGGTTACAACTTTTTCCTGCTTTTTGTATTCGTCTGAAGATGTGCCTAATGTTCTGCCGATTTCCTCAAGTTTCTGCTTTTCGGTATTGTACTGATTTACTAAAGCCTCATGTTTCTGCGTACTTTCGGAATATGTGCTTGCCATATTCTTATATTCGGCTTTTAAAAGACTTAATTTGGCTCTCTGCTCTTCTAATTTCTTATTTAGGACATCTGTCTTAGCTGATACCGCACTTTCTGATTTATCATTGGCATCAAACGCACTCGATACCCTCTTCATTTCGGAGGCGGTTTCTCTAAGGCTCTGATTTATCTGATTCAATGCCCGTTTATATTCGCTTTCGCCTTTTAGTTTGACCTCACCGCCAAATGCCATGCCCTCACCTCCTTAGAACCATTCTTCATCTGCTTGAGCCTTGTTAAAAGCTTCTGCATATGTAACATTCGCCTTTGTAAGCCTCATCTCGATATCAAAACTGTCTTTATAGTGATCATATAGTTTGTTAAACATATATATTGTTAATCTTCCGGTCTCTTTAAAAGACAAATTGAGTTTTGCCTTTCCTATAAAATAAAACCATGAGAAATCAATAACCGGATCTTCATCGTCATCCTCATGGATTATGCGTTTTTTTCGTTTTTAGTTGATTCGATTACGGTTTCATTCATCTGAAGTGTAGCCTCTCTTAGACCGATCTCCGTGATCATCCTGCCAACTTGTTTCAGAGTAAAAGGCTTGATATCTGTTCCGTTTTCTTCGTTCTCGATATCGATGCCCTCATTCAGCATTTCAGTAAAACCGAATATGACCGCTTTCGCATTAGGCTCCCCCTCTGTTCCATCGGTTTTCTTGCCCCACTCGGAAACTGAACCGTATTCTTCCTGAATGTTTTCCATGACATTAAGATTAAACACCATCTTATATGTCTTTCCCTTGTATGTGATTTCTCCATTAATATCTTTCATTTCATTTTTCTCCTTATACAAGAATAAAGGGAGGCATTTAAGCCTCCCAACCGGTTAATTCATCAAACCCTCAAGGTATGTGAGAGCTTCGGCTTTCGTGTCAAATGTCTTGGTTTCTGACCATTTGCCATTGGCTAATGTCGCTACCGTTCCCTCAAGTGTTGTGGTAGCAAACTCAACTGTTTCGCCCTTTGTCTGATCTTCCTGAGAAGGCTCAGCGAATTTAACTTTGTAAAGAAATTCAACCTTGTACTTTTTAACATTGTTGATCATCTTCACTACGATCCTGCCGAAACCTACATACGGAGCAATATCGTTGACATTTCTGATCATAGCCTGAGATGTTGTATCTACGGTATGACCTAAAAGTGTTGCCATTGTTGCCTGATCTTCATCGTCGATTCCGATTGTTACAGAACCGCTCTGAAATGATGTGTCGCTTTCTGCAAGAGAATCGTCTGCATAGAGCTTGACATCGTTATTTGAAATCGAAACGGAACAAGAAACAGCCTTTGCAGGAGTGTTTGCACCATCATATGACGGTGTTCCGTCTGTCGCTTCGGTAAGGACAGAATATCTAAAACTATTAAGTCCTATCTTTGCCATTTTATACCTCCCTTAAAATTGCAAAATTCAATGTTTTGTGATAATAGCCGGTATCAGGTTCGTACATATCTGCACTAGTCCTTGAAACTTGCCATACAAAACCATGTTCTTTCAGTAATTCTTTTACTCTCTCAACTATTTCGGTGTAATCTCCTTTGGAATAGATGTCAAAATCGTAATAATCGGCATAGCCTATAAGATCGTCATCCCCTGACAGCGAATTGTTGGCATCTTCCTGCATCCATACGATATATGGCTCGCCATGACCATGATAATATAAGAATTTAACCGGAATGGTAACACCATTAACTGTGAAGTTTTCAAAAATCTCTTTTATCAAACTATTCATCCAACAATCCTCCACTCAGGTTTTTTTGAGCCTCAAGCATTGCCCTTTCTATTTCTGCCTTATTAAAAGACCGCCTGAAAAAAGGCTTTTTAGGAAATGGCAATGTGGATCTCCCATATTCATACATGATCGCAAGAAAATCAACCGGTATTCCTTTATTATTGGAATACATTTTCCCATTACCGCCTCTTATTAAAAACGAATCTCTGTTGCCTTTAAATGGAATGTAACCGGTAAATATAACCTTAGTGTTAATCCCACCATCAGACGGTGTTCTGTAAGTCCTTGTAAGCTTCGCATAAGGTTTGATCGTATCAGGAGCATTTAATATCGCCTTTTTCAAAACTACTTCAGCACCGGCTTTTGTCATGCCACCGAATATCTTTTCCGAATTTCCGTATATCTTTTGGATGTCTTTCATGATATCCGTCGGCAATTCCATATCGAATTTAGCCATTAATGTGTAACCTCTTTAGCCTGAATCTCCAATTCCGTATCATTCTCATCGATATTATTCAAATATTCGATTGTATATCTCTTGCCTTTAAACTTTATGATCATATCTCTTGTGATCTCTGTTTCTAAAGGATATCTGATAGTGAAATTGGTATAAGCTTTTTCAAAGTCTGACCCATTACGGATCAATGTCATGCCTCTTGTGGTTTTTACTTCGGCATAGGCTGAGAGGACAGCCAATTCCAAATCACCTTGAAATGCATTGCTGTCCTCTGTCTTAACCACTCGATATATCACGATTTTTTTATTATACTTTCCGGCATTCATTCTGTATCCTCTTTAGGCAACAGATTAACGGCATGCATGCCCAATATCGTTTCAACGACATGATTCAAATTCCCACTATTGACATATAGTGTTCTGTTATCATACATGTCCTGAATCAATACTAGAGCAACATCAACAAAGTCCTGATATAAATCTAGCTCTTCTGCCGTTCTGCCCGTATAACTTGATATATATGCCTTTGATACACCTATTAGAGTATTGAGAGTATTTTCTTCATCAGCCGTAAGCTCAGGAATCCGCAGGTAATCGGCTACACCCTGAGCTGTTATCTCGCTGATCTTTGTAATGTTGTTCATTGTGCCTCCTTTCGGAGTTATTTCTTCTTTGCTTTCTTTTCTTCAGGCACTTCCACGATGTAACCGGCTTTAAGTAAATCCTTTGCGATTTCCTTATCCTTTATTTCTTTGATTTCACCGTATGCCATCGAAATTTTACCGCAAAGCGAAACTACCGCCTTATACTTCATGACATTCACCTATTATGCCATCTGAAGAACAGCGATCTGCTGATCATCGATTACCTTAGCATCGAATTCAAACCAACCGATAACACCGTAAGCATGTTCATCTGCGAATCTCTCTCTGAGAACCTCGATATTGATGTCCTCGTTAAACTTTGTGGCAAGTCCTCTCATATCTCCGTAATAGATAGCCTTTACGCCCGTAGCGATATTAGGCATATTGTCGGAAACATATACCGGCTTTCCGAGGAGTGTTGTGCCAAAAGGAGATGAGAAGTCATCATTGAGGAGATAAGTGCCATACTGAGCCTTGAGTGTTCTGAGTGCTGTTCTTGTAGCACTTGACATGATCCAAATGGCATTCTGCTGAAATTCGTCCTTGATAGCATCATGGAGCTTGATTACATCATCACCGGTGATAGCTGTTGCACTTCCTGCGGTTACAACATTGGTTACACCGCTAAGACCCTCAACCTTGCTAGCTGTACCGATGAGAAGCTCATGCTCAATGAATCTTGAAATAGCATAAGCCATTTCGTCAACTACGAATCCAACGATATCAAACTGAACATTGTTGATAAGGGATCTTGATATCTTTGTTAAAGCTCCTGCAAGGAATCCGGTAAGTGTCTTTGTAGCAAAAGAACCGGATGAAGATGTAAGTGCTGTAAACTCATTCTGATAAGCTACATTGATGCCCTGAGCACCGGCAGGATAATAAGGCACTTCAAGTGTTCCCTTTACATTGAATTTCTGTGATCTCTCAAGGATAGGACAAATGTCATACACCTTTTTGATGATGTAATCAACGATTGTCTTAGGGATTAAAGCTCCACCAAGACCGATGCCCGTACCCGTGGTAGCAGGAGTTAATTCACCGGCTCTTTCATGTACAACCATGCCTCTGATAAAATTCTCAAAAGCCTGCTTTTCCATGGTTTCAACTTCCATTGCTCTTTCTTCCTTAGTCTTTTCCATTTCTACCTCCTTTGGAATGTTGTCATCTTTGATTTCTCTCTTTTCCATTGCCTTGAATGCCTCATCCATCTCAATGGTTTTGTCAATAGCTTCAACCTCGCTTCTGATGTTGGTAAGCTCTTCAGTTTCCGCTTCGGATAATTCTCTCTTTTCAGCCTTAGCACCGTTAAGAACATCCTCAGCTCTTGTGATCAGATCATTCTTCTTCTCGATCAGCTCTTTCATTGTGTTCTCCTTTCATTTCTGAAATCATATTTTCGTAATATGAGTAATCTATCGCCTCAGGATGTTCATCCTGCATTGGCTCTTCTCTTAATTCTGTGTGAATCTCATCTTCAAATGCTTCACCGCAGAATATTTCAGAATCATCCCTTGCCATGATGAGAGTGCCATCATAGGCAGGATTTTTCTTTCTGTTTAAAACTGAAACTTCCCTGAGAACCATGTCTTTTACCTTGCGTAACGGCAACTGTGTGTCATCGTCTACGGATCTCTCGACATCTACATCCTCAAATCCGAATGACCAACCAACAAGATCACCGTTCCTTGCATCGTTGATTACCTCAGGATCATCTGTTTCCAACTCAGCTCTTAAACCGATATTGTCCTCATAGAGATTTAGATTTCCTCTTTTAGTTGATCCCAAATCTCTTGTCCAATTATGGTTAAGCAATGCATGAACATCTCCACCCTTATTCAGAGCATTAGAAAACGCACCCTTTCGGATGCGTTCTACAAACCTTTCACCGGTTCTTGCTCTTATAGGTTTTGAATTTCTTTCGACAGCATTGACATAGCCTGAGATCAGAACAGAATCTGACCTAATTTCAATGTTCATCTGCTACCTCCTTACCTCTTGGGATAATTATGATATCTTTGCCTTGTTCATTAATTTTTTCTTTCAGATCCATTTTCAGCCTCCACGACATATGTAAATATCTTCTTATTGCCATTAGGTAATGTTACGACATCATTTCTTAAAACTGTCCATTCTGCTTTGCTTGAAGATAAAATTTCTGATTCACCTTGTAAATTAAAATCTTCTATTGGTGAAGATGTTTTGTTTTTCAGGCATACAAGATTTACAGAAGTAAATGAATCATTCCCATTATGTGAATATACCCTGCCCATCTCTTCATCACTTGTCCATGAGGAATTTTTACCATTGCCCGTAATCCTATCACCGGCTTTCAGGTTAACAAATTTCTCAGCCTCTTCAGGAGTGTCAAAATGCATTCCTCTGAACATCTTGCCATTATATGTCGGTGAATTATCAACATATTTATCCAATATTGCTGTATCAGCTTTACTCCATGAATTGCTAACCCATGTATTTAATTCATTGTATGTCCTTTCAACCTCTTCATCACTAAAACCGGTGTCTTGTTTTAAAACCGCCTTTCGTGCTTCTCCATAAGTAGAATACTTACCGCTTCTTGCTAAATCTGAGGCTCTGTTGGTGTTATCCCTTGTTTCGCCTACCGGATTATAATCACCATTTTCTCTTAATATTTGAAAATACTCTTTCCCATACTGATCAATATTTCCCTCTTTCCAATATTTCAATGAATCTTCTTTTGACAGAAATTCATTTTTGAAAAGATAAAGTGCTTTCTTATTATCCGGCAAAGCATTAAATTCTGCCTCCATTGCACCAACAGCACCACCCCATTTAGAACCAAATCTGCCCGTTTTAGAATCATGAACATCGTTGTATCTTAAATTATTCTCTGATCTTTTATTAAGTTTAGCAAATTGCCCCTCATCGCCATTGATCCAAGCAACATCCTCCAATGCTACGGTTTTTGAATAAACTTTGTTGCCCTGACCTCCTGCGTATTGTTCAGCTTGCATTTTACTTGTCGAAACGAAACCGCCTTGACCGATTGGGTATGAGCTGTAAATTTTTACTTTGCCCGTCTTTAAGGCTTTCTCAGCATCTTCTTTTGTGAAGTCGCCCCATGAGAAACTTTCGCCATCGCCCTTGTCGCCATCGACAACTTCTTTCCATGTTTTGATATCTGACGGTTTCCTTATGCCAACATGGTAATCATCATTCATTGGATTATTTTCCTGAATGATTTTGAATTGTTCGACTTTCTCTTTTGGCTGAGTTTTCATTTCTTCTTCAATTTGTTTCTTTCTCTCAGCTTCTTTGTTTTCTTTGGCTAATTGCTCTTGTTTCTTTCTGTCAAGGCTTTTCTGAACAGCTTCTTCATGCTGTTTGTTTTTCATTTCGGTGTATTCACTCATCGAGCCTTTAAAACCCTCCTTGATCATCTCAATTTCGGTTTTAATTTTGCTCTTAGTAATGATCCCCAACGGCTGTTCTAATTGTGCTTCTAAATCTGCCAATCTCGCTTTATCCTCATCAGATAAAACTACACCTCCACCGCCTCCACCGGTCTTTGGAGCAAATCGCCCCGTCTTGCTGTCATGATTCTCATTAAATCTTATCTGCCTTTCAGCACTATTGCCTGATTCATCATAAGCCTCAACTTCTTCATGATGTTCAAGCATTGTGTCCATTTCCTCTGTCGGAGTTTCGTTACCGCTTGAATTGTCATTAGGATCTGAAACTGTGTCTGTATTAGGAGTGTAATATTTATGTGTCTTGATATCGTATAGAACAGCACCTAAACCAACATTGACAACATCTAGCCCCTCGACATATTCCATGTTTTCCATCTTGCGGATCTCGTTGTAAGACAGCCAACCCGTTTCTTTTGCGGTCTTGTAAGCATTGTATCTTTCGATTAATGATGCTTTAACGATTTCCTTTACATCAAACTCAAAGAAGTGATTTTTCTTCTCTTTTTCAAGCAATAAATCACGATTTAAGGCTGTTTCAAATGCTTTAATGATTGGATATATCGCCTCTTTAAAAGTAAGCTCAAAATTCCCCTCATTTATATGGAATATGTAATTGATCTCACTTCTTAAAGTGTTTTTGTTCTGATCTAATTGCATATCCATCGCACTTGCACCGGATTCCTGAAATTCAATGCCATTGTTCAATACAACAACATTTTCCTGACCGTTTCCGTACATGTTTTTCCATGCCTTTTTGAGTGCATTTATTTCTTCCTGACCTAATGTCCTCTGAGATTTAAGGAAACCTTTCTTGTTGCCTCCTGCCTGAACCTGAGATAACTGATATAGAAGAGTCTGATAAGCTGTTTCAAGTGCTTTCGAAACTTCTGCTGTTAAACCAACACCCGAACCGCCATCTTTTGTATTTCTTAGGAGCTTAATAAATTCATAAGGCTGATAATTCTGACCCTCGACTAATATCTCATAGCTCTTATAGATAGGCTTGAAGTTTTTCAGGATAGTAATATACTGATCCTCAACATATCTCAAAGCAACAACATCGTTTCTATCTCTTTGTATATAGCAATAACCGCCTTTTCCTAAGAGATAATCCTCAACCATTGCCTTTTTAAGCTGAAATGCATCTAATGTATCACCGGTATCACAATTTAACAGTTTGACCCTTATATCATCGGTTAATTCTTCAACCTTGCCCTGCTTCACTTTGTAAAGCTTCACGGGCATTGAGGCTACACTATTCGTGATGAAATCAACCGCACCGCTTACCACCGGCAATGTTAATGCTTTTTCCCTTGTGATCACCTCATTATTTAACAATGCTTTCAAAAGGACATCACTAACCGGAGGCGTAATGGTTTCATCTCTTGTATTCAGATCATCCTTTAAAAGCCATGACCAAAAACCCATTGGCTAACTCCTTTCTATATAACTTGCACGACGAAATCCATCTGATTGAGGAAACAATCCTGCTGTAGCAGATAGACAGCATTTATCAAACTGACAACCATATCGACTTTGCCTTTGGATTTCTTTTTGTTCACATACTGATTTTTATTTGTATCGTAAACGCATCGTGCATTTTGGAAATTTATCTCTAACAGTTTGTTTTCCGTATACTTGAAATCCTGCTTCAAAATAAACTCTTTTAATAACTTCGTGGGAGGATGCAATATAGCTGAGTGCTGTCTTATCTCAACCATGTTATATCCTGCCCTTTCAAGCTTCTGAGCCGTTGACAGAGCATTCCAACGGTCGTAACCGATTGCTTGTATCTTCACACCATATTTCAGCTCTAAACCGCAAATAAAGTCCTCTACCACCGCATAATCAATAACCTTATCACCGCAAGCGATAACATGATCCGTTTTGACTAATTCCTTATAGTTGACTTTTTCATATGCGGTCTTTTCTTCGATTCTGTCTGCCGGAATGAATGCCCATGATTCTGCAAGGATCTTATTGTTTTCATCAACCGCCACCATAGAAACAGATGTATTATCATTTGTCTCGGATAAGTCCAAACCCAAATAAACGACTTTGCCCATCCAATTGATCTGAGAAACTTTGCATTCCTGCAAATCTTTCGTATCTATGTAGGTTTCCGTTCCAACACCCTGATAAATGATGTTGCAATGCTTTGTTACGAAATTCTCTCTTGCACTTTCAACCGCTATCGCATAAGCTCGTTTCTTAAGAAGATCCTCCCATATCTCAGGTATCTCCAAAGCAACCGGATTAGCTTGCTGTAAAATCAGATCATTAGTTTCCCATCCTGAAGTTTCATCAGGCTCATAGAGTAATGCGAATCTCGTTTCATCGTTCTCCAACCCATCAAGCACCCTTTTGGAATATTTCACCTCATCCTCAAAAGGATTATCTATGGTAGGATATTTAGTTGAGATTATGAAACCTAACTTATTTAAGATGTTGAGCTGTCCTGATCTCATCGCATCTATGGGATAGGATATTGGCAACGCACCGACTTCATCAGCACAAAACGCATTCGGTAATTTACCATCCATCCTTGAAGTCGAGAACGATAACGGTTCATATCTCGTTTGTGTCGGTTTAAATAAAATGTAATCTCTCAGGATCTTAAACCTCTGTTGATCCTTGTATTGATAAAGCAACGGTGAAGATTTAACCGTTTCCGCAATAGCCTCTCTGATCTCTCTTGATAATGAACCGTCAGGAGCAACAGAATAAAACTTCGAGAATTGTGGTTCTGTCAAAAACAAAATGATGAATATCGTTGCTATTGTGTATGTCTTGAAATTCTTTCTGCATATCTCCAACAGACCCGTTTCATATCTTCTCTTATTTGGATTACTCCTATAAACGACACAAAAAATAGCTGTATAAAACAGCCATTGATATTTTGCCGTACATTCGTATAAGCTCTGACCGGCTTTCAAGCCTTTAGGCATCTTCAGTATTTTTAATATGCCCTCTAATTGATTCAGTTTCTTCTTGCTGATCTCATATTTCTCGTTTTTGCCCTCGCATACATCAATGAAATCAGACATCTGTTTTTTTACATATTTCGGTGTTGTTTTCTTGTTGATCTCATCCTTGCAAATAAGATAAGCCTTATTCATCAAGACCACCGCCATTGATTAATCTTACCAATGGATCATCATCTTCTTTTTCTTCATCAACATTGAAGTTTTTCAGGATTCTCATGAGTGTAGCCACCGTCTTGTTAGCCGAATCCGTTGTTTTGTTATACTCAGCAACAGCAGGATTAGCATACAGATTCTTTCTGCCCTTTACATATTCTTTGGAAACGAGCATTCCCTCACTTTTTAAGGATCTCTCCAATTCCGCAAGTATTCCCAACTGAACCTGATATCTTTTAAATGTTGTCATGAAGAAAAAATTAGATTGTACACCACTTTCTTCCGCAACCTTTATGATCTCATCTGCAAGCTCTTGCAAGTTTAATTTCTTTGCCATCTCTAATTCCTTTCATCTCATTTATGGCAATAAAAAAGCACTCTATCCGAGTGCTTTCATTTATGTTTATTTGCCTTTAAATACTGACCTTAACTCTTTATTGTCGTTTGCTCTCTGTTCTTCCTGATCGTCATCTTTGAATTCGTCATTGTACTTCCCTAGCTTGTACTTTTTTAAAAGCTCTTCAGGGAAATATCCATCAGGCTCTGTATAAGAAATATTCCTTGCCATGTTTTACCTCCTATAGTATTCATTCAATGTTTCAACTATATATCTGCTTGCCGAATTTGCTTTGCTACCGTTGCAATATACATCAGAAAAAGCTTCGGCAACGCATTCCGACGGTGTATGTGTTGAATATCCGCTAACCTTACCGGCATAATCCGAGTTTCTGAGCTTTTTATTGTTATTAGGATCTTTCTTCCTTGCTTCAGTAATGATCTCATTGGAAACGGCATCAAGGCTTTTGCCTCTTTTCCCTGCAATCTGACCCGTAACAGCATGACCCATCTCATGAGCAATTGTTGCCTCCATTCCTGACTTGTTGCCTCTCGATGGATGGAATTTCGTTCTTACAGATTCATCATAAACCGCATCGATTTTCGCTGAATTAAAGAATGTCCTATTAACACCAATGTTGCCCTGATCAGGAGTTAAAACATTATACTGATAATATGCCATTGCATTTGATCCTGCCGGCATTTTGGCAACTACCGTATCTAAGTTAAACCCATACTGATCCTGAACATCCCTCGCAACAGACAACACCTGATCAACCTCTTGTCGTTTGCCCTCTCTTTGAGAAACAAGATCATATGTTTCAAGCGGACTACCGCCTTTACCGCCACCATCCCAACCGCCTCTCGACGGTGAATAGCCTCCTCCCATAATGCTATACCTCCTACATATCGCTGTCAATATTTTCTGCTCTGTTTTTCCAATTCTTTAACATTGTATTTTCTATAGGCACAACTTCAATGCCCTGAAAATCAAATTCTATTTCCCTGCCATATAGTAATATCTTTGTCGGCTCTATTCTTTTAATGCATTCTTCCATGCCTTGTTTCCACATTTCCCTCAGCTCACGATCCTGAATCAAGGAAACTGTCGAAACCGATATAATTGAGCCTTTTGGAATGCCTTGAAAACAAAACTCCCATGTATCTTTTGAATCCCATCTGACATTGGGAATCACTTTTAACCCTTTGCTTTGATAATATGATCCTATCCATCTATTACGGTATGTATTCCAAATTTTCATTGGCATCGGCATATCGCAATACAACGAGAAATCCGGTGATATGATACATTCATATTCCGACAAAATATCAAGGTATTTATCCGGATCTGCCCAAATCCTCTCAAACTGATAATCATCAATATAGAAATGAACACCGCACTTTTTATCTTTTGAAGTTTTGGCATAATTGAAACCGATGAATCTTTCAGGAACATAAAACTGTTTTTTAATAATCGGCATTTGCCAAAAATCGTTAGTCAACGAATCATGATCAACCAAATCAAGATTATATGCTTTATCGGTTCTCAATCTTTCATCACCATAAAACCCTAGATCGTCATCCCACTCGGAAAAATCCATATCAAATCCGAATTCTTCCATATCTAACTGAATCAAACCCAATTCAATTTCAAGCTTTCCCATATCCCATGTCGATAACTCGCTTACTTTGTTATCGGCTAATCGAAAAGCTTTTACCTGATCTTTTGTGAGATCCGTTGCCCTTATGCAAGGCACTTTTTTAATGCCTAACCTTTCGCAAGCTTTATATCTTGTGTGTCCGGTTATGATCACATTGTTTTTATCAATCACTATCGGCACTTTAAAGCCGAATTCCTTGATTGATTTCGCAACCTCTTCAACGGCTCTGTCATTATTTCTCGGATTATTCTCATATGGCTTCAAATCCGATAAATTTAAATATTCTATCTTAATTTCTTTCATACACACCTCAAAATTTCATCGCATTCTGTGTATTATCCGTTTTTAGGCTGTTTTTAACCGTTTTCAGCCGTTTCTATGTGTTATTCGGTGAATTTATCGTATTATTCCAAAAAATAATGTAATTTCATTATTTTTGTATTTAAATA